AGTTTGGAAATTAATTCATCAAGTTCTGTAATGTTGAATGGAGACTTAGTGGTGCATGGAGAAGCTATGTGTAAAAAACTTATTGCTTTGACCCGTGTAGATGCTGGTACTGGAATGAGTATTGGTGCTTCGGGACTACAACAATTAGCATCAATCGTAGGTTTGCCAGGAGGAAATGCAGGGTTAGTTGTACATGGTACTGGTGGTATTGGTGTTGGATTACCAGCAGCAATTCCTGGTTCTATTACGTGTGTTGGTCCTATTACTTCATATACAACAATGTCGGCACCTATTTCTTCATCAATAGTGTCAGGATCAATTCTAAAAAGTGATCTTGTTAACTCTACGATAAGAAAAATCAGTAATCTGGTTGCTGGTCCATATTCTGTACAACCAAAACCACCTGAACTTAAAGCTTAATTGAAAAAGGAAATTTAAATTATGGCTAGCGTATATGGAAGATTAGGATTTAACTCAGCAAATCCAACAGCGAATGCAGCAGTACGACCATTGGATCCAGACCTTTCAACACAAATGAAATTTGTACCACCTTGGATGAATGAATGGCAAAAAAAAGATGTAGCGGAAGCCAATACTGCCGGGTATTTTCAGAATCCAATGATAGACACATTGGCAAACGTACAAATCGTTGCTAATACGATGATGAGAATGGCAAACGGACATTCAATAACTGGAAGTACTAATACGATTACAACTCTGTTAGCCAACACAAAACATAATTCGAGATCCATTGGATATTCAAATACAGAAAATCAAATTGTTTCTGAAGTTGATGATTTTACGTATCTTACCAATCGTATATCAAATGTGGTAGAACATGATGGAAATATGACTGTGCCACACTATCAAACAGCGACTGGTTATGGCACACTTTTGACGTATATTACAAATCAAACTGATGTAATACAGAATAATTCACCTATGATTGGGTGTTTTACGAGTTTATATACACAAAATACACTAGATTCGGCGGTTGTCAATACATCATCTTTGTTGGTCACTTTAAATAACAGTATAACAAGAACATCTTATGTATTTGAAGGCAACACATATTATACTTACAATTCAACTATAAGTTTATCGGATGCACAAAGTTTGGATACCAATATGGCTGCAATTTTCAACACAATGAATTCATGTAGAAATAATGATACTTCTTTTTATCAAAATTCACAGGCAGTTGTAAATGATTATAACAAAGTTGCAATATTTAGAAATTTAGGACAAACAGAAAATCAGTTGATACAAGAACGTATAGGGTCTCCGAAGTTACTTTCAAGGTTAAATGCAAATACGGCAAATACCTAAAATTCGAAATTTTGCGTTCCGGCCCAAGAATTTTCTCCGACAGCTTCAAAAGTCCAAAAAAGCGTTTTACTTTTAGACATAAATAAAGAATGGCAACCTTACAAAAAATATACTCAGACATAGACCTTGCGTTCACCAGAAAGCCAGGCAGCAATGATATTGCTCTCAGTTATGATACACAGTCGGTCATTCGTTCTATTAAAAACCTAGTGTTGACCAATAAATTTGAAAGACTTTGGAATCCAGACCTAGGTTCAAATGTCAGTGGTCTACTGTTCGAACTGATTTCTCCGTTGTCGGCAAATGCATTGGAATTTGAAATATCTACCTTGATTAAAAATTATGAACCAAGAGCCATTTTAAATGAAGTAACAGTTACGGCTGAACCAGATAAAAATGCTTATAGTGTATATTTGAGTTTTTATTTACAGAATGCAACTTTACCAACAACAATAACACTTCTTTTAGAGAGAAATAGATAAAATGGCTGGTGCTAATTCAAATATTCAGGTGACTGAGTTAGATTTTAATAATATTAAAAACAATCTAAAAACCTATCTACAGTCACAAGATACATTAAAAGATTACAACTATGATGGTGCGGCTCTAAACATACTTTTAGATGTTTTGGCATACAACACACAATATAATGCTTATTACCTTAATATGGTGGCCAATGAGATGTTCTTGGATTCAGCCATAGTAAGAAACTCTGTTGTTTCACAGGCCAAAATATTAAATTATGTACCAAGAAGTGTACGAGCACCAGAAGCTACGATTAATCTTACTGTAAGAGAAGTTACTGATCCAACATTGACACTACCAAAATACACAAACTTCATGTCAGAGGCATTGGATAATGTAAACTATAATTTTGCGACCACTGATGCTGCAACTGTATCCGTGTCAAATAATCAAGCGGTTTTTAACAATGTGAACATCAAACAAGGTGTAGCAACCACTATGTCTTATGTGGTAGACTCTACAACTAATCCGAATTACTTGTTTAAAATACCAAATAATAATGCAGATACAAGTACTCTAACGGTGACTGTACAAAAATCTTCAGCAAACAATTCATTTGAAACGTACACATTATCCTCAAATTACTTGACAATTGATGGTGATTCTTTAGTATATTTTGTACAAGAGGGTATGAACGGATATTATGAAATATATTTTGGTAATGGCATTCTTGGTAAAAAATTATCTGATGGAAATATAGTTCGTATGACGTATCTAACGTCATCAGGAACATCAGCATATCTTGCCAATAATTTCACCTTAATGAATTCTATAGTAAACAATGATAATACAAGAAGTTATGCAAATACAGTAGTAGAACCTGTGTCAGCCGCATCACAAGGTTCAACACAAGAATCAATTGCATCTATTAAATTTCAAGCACCAAAATCATTCTCAGCACAAGGTCGAGCTGTCACCAAAGAAGATTACATTACTGCAATTCAACAAAACAATTTGGGATATTCTTTTGATGCTGTCAATGTTTGGGGTGGACAAGAAAATGATCCACCTGTGTTTGGTCAAGTGTTTATTGCATTGAAACCAACTGGTGGTTATTCATTAACACAAACTCAAAAACAAAGATTGCTTTCTGATGTTATTAAACCAATATCAGTTATGACGGTGCAACCAACATTGATTGAACCTGATTATACGTATGTAAAGTTTAATATCAACGTTTATTATGATCCAAAGAAAACAAATTCTACAGCTAAACAAATAAGCGATTCTGTCACAACATCTATAAGTAATTATGCAAAGAAATCATTGAACACTTTCAATTCTACATTACAATTGTCTGATTTTTCTGTTCAAATTGATAACTCAAATCCATCTATAATCACAAATGAAATATCTGTACAGTTACAGAAGAAATTTTATCCTAAATTAGGTAGTGCTGCGACATACAACTTATACTATGGTGCCGAAATTAAAAAAGGTATGTTTCAAAGTGGTGTAACTAGTTCACCTTCTATAAGTACATTCAATTCAACTGGTCAAACTGTTGCTGGTGTTTACATTGAAGAAGTTCCATCTTCAACTGGTGGTGTGTCTAGTATTTCAGTTATCAATCCAGGTTTTGGTTATCAACAAGCACCAACAGTTAAAATTCTAGGTGATGGCACTGGTGCAACTGCCAAAGCGGTCATTAATACAAAAGGTGTTATTACAAATATTGAAGTCTTAACTCCTGGAAGTAATTATACAAGTGCAATCGTTACCATAACAAATGCAGCAAACGATACAACAGGTTCATTGGGAGCAGCAATTGTTGAACTACAAGGTAGATATGGTACACTAAGAACGTATTATAACAACACGTTAAATGCCAAAACAATTTTAAATACCAATGTTGGTACAATTGATTATAATTTGGGTGTTGTCACTTTGAATTCTATTAATCCACTAACTGTTGATGATCCATTAGGCCAACTTGTGGTTTCTGCCACACCAAAAACTTCAATCATTTCTTCAACATACAATAGAATTATAACTGTTGATGAATATGATCCAAATGCAATTGTTGTAAATGTTATCGCTAAAACAACATGATATCAGAAAAAACTTCCCTATTAGTACCGTCACAACTTCCTGGATTTATTCGGGATAATCCAGACTATGCAAACTTTGAATTATTTTTGAAGGCTTACTATGAGTGGATGGAATTGGCCAATACAGCAAACTCTGTAGTCACCACAGCCAGTCCAACTAATCAAGGCATATCATATGCATCCAAAAATCTATTGGGTTACAAAGATATTGATACCACAATAGACCAATTTTTGGATTATTATACAAATGAATTCTTACCATATTTTCCACAAGATATATTAATCAATAAACAAGAAGCTATAAAGTTAGCAAGACAATTGTATCAATCTAAAGGTACAATATCTTCTTACAAATTTCTTTTTAAGATTCTTTATAATTCGGAATTTGAAGTATTTTTTACCAAAGATGCTGTACTTAAAGCATCTGCGGGTAGTTGGTATGTTGCAAAAAGTTTAAAGTTAAATACTTTAGATACAAATTTTTTAAATATACAGAACTTAAGATTATTTGGTGAGACAACAAAATCAATTGCCACTGTTGAAACATCTGTGGTTGCAGGCAAGAAAACTGAAGTTTTCATTTCTAATATTGAACGCCTGTTTCAATCAGGTGAATTTGTTCGTGTAGTTGATAATAATAATCAAACTGTTTTGTTTGGTGGTCAACCACTCAGAGCAAAAATAGTTGGCCAAATTAGTCAAGTTAAAATTGATCCGAATAACAGAGGATTATTGTACGAGGTTGGTGATCCTGTTATTGTATATGATGGATTGAGTTCAAATACTGGTGTTGGTGCTATTGCTGAAGTCGGTTCAATAACATCCGGTTCCATACAACGTATAAATGTAATCACTGGTGGTTATGGTTATACCTCTAATTCAATTTTGAGAATAACAAATGCACCAAAGGCAAATGCTACTGTTGCTTCTTTGAATCCAGCAGCCAATGGAGTGGCAAATGTTGCTCTAGTTCCAGTTAATGAAATAACTTTAGCACAATATACCACGATAGGTAATGCACAGTACAGTTTCTTTTCTTCAAACCCAACGGCCAATGCCAATACAACACTAGCAAATTCATTTACATTCACAGCATTTTCAACCTATCCTATTTCTTCTGTCGCTGTAAATAATGGTGGCGGTGGTATACGACAAGTGCCTACTGTTACAGCTCTATCAGTTTTTCCAACCGATGTAACAGGAAATACAGCCTCACTTACTGGTCTTGGTATTTTAGGACCAATTCAGATTGTCAATGGTGGTAATGGTTATGTGGCCAATGATACGATAGTATTTTCTGGCGGCACTGGCATTGGTGCCTATGCAAATGTTACCTCTGTTAATGCAACTGGATCAATCACAGGTGTAGATTATGTTTTCAATACTCAACAGTTATATCCTTTAGGTGGATTAGGATATAAAAGCACAAACTTACCTACACTATCAGTACATTCATCAAACGTACAAGCATCTAATGCCAGTTTATATGCTGCTGGTATTTTAGGTGAAGGTGCCACGTTTTCGGTTGTTGTGGACCGTGCAGGTTCTATAACAACAATTAAAGTGTCAGAGTTTGGTGAAGATTACATTGCAACACCTAATGTGTCAATCAAAGTACAAGACATACTTGTATCAAATGTTTCATTGACAAATCTTCCAACAAAAGGAGATTATGTATATCAGGGAACAAGTATCAATACTGCTTCTTACATAGCAAGATTTGATTCAATCAATTCTCTTGCAGTAGATGAAGATCCGACTCTTTCAAAGTATAATTTAAGATTATTTAATTACAAATCAGCCCCTAATACACAATTAAAACTAACTGTTCAAGACAAAAATATTAATTTTGTGATGGCAAATACATCATTTAGTGGAAAATATAACAGTTCTGGTTATAAAAATTATGGTGATGGAAATGCCAAAGGTTTTGCTCAGTTCTTAAATGGTTTGAACATCAGCCAAGGACAATACTTGAATACTCAAGGACATCCAAGTTCATTTGATGTTTTACAGAATGAAAATTACAATAATTTTACTTATCAAATTACAGTTGAAAAAGAAATTGCCAAGTACAGAGATGTGTTATTAAATCTATTACATCCAACTGGCATGAAAGTACTTGGTCGTTATGTACTAAAATCTAATAGTGAGTTCTATTTCCATGGTCTAGAAGCA